CGGAACCGCCGCCGAGCCTTTTGTGGTGCGCGCCTTGACGTTGTAGTTGGACGGCGTAATCGGCTCATCCAGTGACGTTGAGCGAATAGACCACTCGGCGCCATCTGTCCCGATGATCAGGTTTTGCAGCGGCAGAATCCAGTTTGTCGAGTTGACCGCTCCCTCGCCTACACGGCGGTTGATCGGCTGGCTATCGCCTTCAATGCTGGGATCAAAGATTGAAAAGCCATCTGGATAAGACCCATAATTGCGGCCTTGCCCAGACCACCACATGCGTCCCTCAAAAAGAGCCACTTCATCTGGCCAGCCTTGCACATCAGACCATGCGCCTTCCGACCAAACTTCGGTTGGGTCAGTTCTGCCAAGATTGGTCAGAACAATCGCATCCACTTCCGTTGCATCTGTATAACCCGTTACGCGCACAACGCCCGTGATCGAACCAGATGAAAATTCAAGGGACACATTTGCCGTGCCCGAGGTGTAATCTCCAACCCCAAAACCAATGCGGTAGTAGCAGATCGAGTTGTCCAGCTCGTCATCCCAAACATACGATCCGTTTGTGGAAAACGTACCAGCCTCAGCCCATGACCCGGGTTCACTGATTGACCGCTGCAACCGCAGAGTGCCAGACCAAGCTCCCGACCGCCTGACCGTAAATCTCCGCGAAGTTTCCACCCCAACGACACGGATGTAATCCGACCATTGGTCATCCGTAATCAACGATTCCTCTACAAGCTGACCCTGCGAAGATAGTTGAAAGATAGCGCCCACATGCCCAGCCTGAAACAAGCTGCGCGACGATGTTAGTGTGATCTCGCCCGTCAGCGCGCTTGGAGTAAGGCGGATACTTTCCACGTTTTCAACAAGGAATGGCCCATCATTGGCGGTGTAATCCACCACGGACCACGAATTATTGACCCGCCGCTCAATCCGGCTTTGTCGTTGCCCATGGCAGGCGCAGAACACCACGTCAGATGATTGCTGCCACCGCACAGCCTTGCAGGCGCTCGCATCGGCCCAAGGCGTAGGGACCGTCAAAATACCCGCCGATTCCACCGCGATACTATCCACCAAAGCCGGATATGTGACGGAGGTGGACAGTTCGATATGAAACGCCGCAGCGCCGGGGGCAAAGGCAATGCTATGCGTTCCCGTGCGAAGTACCGATTGCCGGAAGATGTCGTCATCCCCAGCCGTTGAGCCAACGCGCAGCAGGACCGGCCCGCGCTCGATTACGATCCTGAGAGCATGAACCTTTGGTTCATCCCCGGATGTGACCGCGACAGACTGCCTGCGCCGTGCCGAGTTAAAGCCAGTGCCGACCAGCGACATAAAGCCGCCAGTCGCCCAAGCCGATGCCGCCCCAGCGTCATCTGCATCCGTCCATCCGGTCAGGTTAGTGCCGAAACTGCCGTTGCTGATGGATGCACCCACGGCAACCCGCGTCACCAAGGTATCGCCGCCATCCCAAATCCGCATCTGGCCTGCGGTCAGTTCCAAAATTGCCGTGTCTGTCGTGGAATACACGAACGGGATCAATGCCCCATCGCCCGCGCATTCGTCGATGTATTCCAAGCCGGGCCGCACCATCATTGAGCCAAGCGTGCGCGGCATCCAGTTGGTTTGCACTTCAGCCGAAAGTGCAACGCGCGCCACATCGGTTCTGGCGAAGGCCAAACGACCGATCAGACCCCGGTTGAAGATGGCAAGCACATCGCGGGTTTTGGATGGGATTGCCATTAGCCTAGAAAGCTCCGATCCCTGCGCCCAAAACGACCCTGCCGCGATCTGCTCCATGACCCATGCGGCAGGAATTTCACCCCTTCCGCCATGGCATCATTCGACTTTGCCGATTTTAGCGCATTCATTCTGTCGCGTTCGATTCTGTCGCGCTTGGCCATGGCGTTGGTGATCCGTTCGCAGGCTTCCCATGCCAGATCGCATTCGATGTATTCCTTGAACGCTTCCGGCCATGCCGCAGAGTTCAACCCATAGGCGGAGTTGTCAGAGACATACCGCACGAAAAGCGTGTCCAGATCGGTGAACCAATATCCCGCCTCGTCAACATACTGAGCGTTGATCAAAGGGCGACTGAAATATTCATCAGCCGACAATGCAGCCAACCGGCGCATATCATCCGGCTTGTCGTATGCACGGCGGAACCCGAAGTCCGGCTCTACCGTGGTAGAATAGATGCCTTCAACCGTGCGGATCGCAAAGTTCCATTCGCCCTTTTCCAGCGCCTTTTTCACCACGCGATCCGTCGAACCCCAGATGCCATCCAGCACCCGCCGGGGTTCGCGGTTTTCCGTCAGTGACGCCAGTTCGCGCGAGCCGAGACGCCGCAGCGCCCCGTTATAGAGCGCGAGCTTGACATCCGACGAAACGGTCATATCAGGCCATCTCTTTCATGTGCGAAGCCATCCACAACGCGGCGGCTTCTTTCGTCTCAATGCCGTCTTTCAGCACTTCGCCGGTTTCCTGCTTGACCACGCCCCATTTGGCGCGACCACGAAACGCGACTTTGTAAGCGCCGATTTCTTCGCAGACGGCCTCGCCCAATTGCACCAGCGACAGTTGCTGCACCGTCGCCTCTACCTTGGCAGAAGCCCGCACGATCAGATGCGAACGCCATGCGCCGTCTTCGGGAATGACAATGATTTCATCGCCGGGGCGCAGCGTTGAAGCCACGTTTGACCAATAGCCGGGGGCCAGCAGTTCAGCCGGATCAACCCCAACTTCGGGCATAAAATGATAGACCACGCGCGCATGATCGGCAGGGAGAAGCCGAAGCGGTTTTCGTGCCATGTTGATTCCCATTCAGATGAGGAAAGGCGGCGAGTTTCCCCGCCGCCCACTTTGTCAGTCGGTATCGGTTGCCGTTACGGCCAACCCATCCGAAACGTCCACACCGCCAGAAGCGGTTGCGGCGTTGACGATCATCAACTGCATCGACAGCGGGGAAGCGTCCGTATCAACCTGAATCAACAGATCGCCGGAGCGCATCCCGAGGTCATAGCCGTTGGTGAAGTAACCGGCGACACGAACCAAAGTGGCCGCGTCAACCGAGCGATAGAACCAGATTTTATTCTGGCCGTTCATGCCGCCTTCAATGACGAGGACGGGCGGGTTTGTCGTTGCATAAGCCATGGATCAAGCCCCCACATATGCCGAGCCATCGTGGTTCATCACCACAACGCCCGTGTTTTGCAGGAGTGCCGAACCCATGTAGACGCTTGCGCGGCAATACGAGTAATCCTGCTCTTCTTCGTATCCAATCGCCGTGGACATGCCGCCGGTGTTGGCCGCATGGCCGATTGCCGACTTGTGGAACATGAAGCACTTTTCCGCGTTGGTGCCGACGCCGGGAACGCTCGGGTGAACGATCCAGTTGATGTCGAGCCAGCGCCGGGCCTTCGGCTTGTCGGTCCAGCCGTTGCCACCTTCCATCGGCTTCAGATTCGCATAATCCGCCGAGGAATAGGAGGCGATTTGAAGCAGGTACGCTTCAAAGGCCGGGGAAACCACCGCCATGATGTTGTTGTCCCACGGGACGCCAGCAATCTGAAGGATGGTCTTGGACTTCAGCACCAAAGCCAGCGAAGCAGTCGTCGCTGTGGACGTGTCCACAGTGCCGGTGTTCAACTGGGTCAGGATGTCCTGATCCATTTTGCGGTTGATCACGCCCATGGTCGTTTTCTGCATGATCGCGCGCTGGTTGCCCTGCGATGCGAAGATGTTGAAGCCCGACTTGCGCACCAGATCGTGCCATTCCGCTAGGGTGGCAGAGGTCTGGGTCAGGTTGTCGGCGCGCGACGGGATCATACCGTTGACGCCGCGCGTGGTCGCGGTTGCCCCGCCGCTGTCGGCGACGAGAAAGGTTGCGGTGTTGCCGTTGATGACGGCCTCAGTCGTCACAGCATCGCGGAGAAGCGACTGGCCCTGTTCAAAGCCAGCAATGAATTCTTCGCGATACTGCGTCTTGAAAGCAGTATCTGCCATTGGTTTGCCTCATATCTGAGAGTTTCAGGGGAGAGGCACGGCCAATTCTGGTTGTCCTTGCGGTTGCCTTGCGGGTTGCCTTTCGGGCCGCTCTGGCTATTCAAGGGGCGTCGTTGTCGTGCTATTTGCGCAGCTTTTCCTGCGCAGAGAGAAGAACGCGGAATCTCTCCTGCATCCTCTCGTCTTTATCGTAGATGTGGCGGTTTTCCCGCATCACCTTCCGAATTCCATTCAGTTCATCTTCAACAACGCTCAGTTGCGAAGTGCCTGCTCCGGGGGCAATGAACCCTGCCGGGTTGGCCTCTTGCGCAAGGCTGGCAAGCCATTTCAGCGCGGTTGGGTTGTTGCCCAGCAATGTCCCATCCGAAAGCCTTGCACCCATCAGAAGGCCCTTGAGCGGGCTGCCGTCATCTGTTGGCGGGGCGGCATCAAGGAACGACATGATCGAGTTGACGTTGCCGCGATATTCTGCGCCCCATTCAGCCCGAAGCGCATCCTCTGCCGATTGCTTGAATACCTTGTCAGCATCAGCTTGAGCAGCGGCGGCGATATCCTGTTGCCGGTAGTACCAATCCAGCGTCTTCGCCACAACTTCCGGCGAGGCATTGGCTCCGTGAACCTCTGCGAGATAGCCTTCCAACATGGGCTTGTCGTCGTCGCCGATCACCAGACCGGACGGCAGCTTTTCCAGATAGCCATCGGGCTTTTCGGGAATGCCGTTGTCCTTGCGCCATGCCGCGATCTGTTCTGGCGTGGCATCCGCCGGAAGCTTGGCCTTCACGTCGCCCGAGGACAGCTTTTTTTCCAACTCACGGTTGGACTTGTAAACATCGACGGGGCTGCGGAACCGATCCAGCCGCTTGCGTTCTTTTTCATCGCCGCCCGCCATCAGATCGCGCCAGTCTTCGCGCCAATCCGGGGCAACAACGTTGTCTTCACCGCCAGCGATGGTATCAGCGCCTGCAAGTGTGTCTTGGCCTGCGAGCGTATCGGCACCCTGCACCGTGTCTTGATCCGCTACTTGTCCTGCCGGGTTGTCCGCTGCCGGGGCCGGGGTTACAGTATCAGCCATCTTTGCTCCTGAGTTTCGCCACCAAGTCCGGCGGCATGTTGATCATCTTGACGATCTGCATTCCAACGTGTCGCTTGCCTTCAGCGAACGCCGTTTCCCGTTCCCCGCCCGCATCGTTTGACCGGAACGAAAGTTCATATGTTTCCGCTGCGGCGTTGATGATCCAATCAAGCGCGCGGCGTTGCTGCGATGGATCAGCAATGCCCTGAAACACTGCCTGCAAAGCATAGATGTCCGTCACATCGTACCGGGCCGGTAGCCACGCAGGGTCGCGCCTCTTCACATCACACCCAGCGACTGACTGGCCCGGCCCAGCGTTTCAGCCACATCCGCGCCTTGTTGCATGGTGCCGAGCAACTGCGCGGCCTGAGCCTGTGCCGCCTGTGCATCTTCTGCGGCCTTCACATCTTCAGGCGAGCGCAGCCATTTGGCCGGGGCACCGATGCCATTCAACACGTCACGCAGGGTTGCCTTGAAGTCCATGATCTGGACCGCAGCCGGA